CCGCCCGAGTATAAGGCTGTTCTCGGGCGGGCTTTAAAAGGCGTCTTAATCTCCAACAAATGTTGTAGAGAGGTCTAATAATGCCGAAATACGATTCTGGGAAGCCGCAATTCTCGCTCATTGACCCCAAATTCATGCTTGAGTTTGCCCAGGTCATGACAATGGGCGCGGAAAAATATGGCGCGGACAATTGGAAAACTATTGAAAACGCCATCCCGCGATATAAGGATGCGCTTCACCGCCACATGAATGCGTTTGAGCAAGGCAAGATGGACGACGAAGAGTCTGGCCTTTCTCATCTCGCGCATGTTGCAGCTAATGCTATGTTTCTGCATTGGCTCGCTCATAATCCCCAAAAATGATAGTGCAAAGTCTGTCGAAATGGGGTGCAAAAATTGTGTATATAGTGCACTGAGCAACAATCTTGTTACCAATAACAAGTGCGTTGCATGTACATACTACAAGAACAATGATGAGGGTGACAACAACTTTGTAGTCAAAGATTGTGGATATCCTTATGACCATGCGGTAGAACAGTTTGTAATTAAGGGCTGTGATACCTGCGAATGGTCTTCTCGTCCTAAAGAGCGCATGTGTAAAGCATGCAATTACGGCGATAATTACGTGAAAGCTCCGCGCTTTCATGGCCTGCGGGTCTATCATCCTGTTTATCACACGATCGAAGGAGAGCAAGAAAATGCTGAAGCCGTATGCCCCGAAAGCCCAAGTAATATGGTCGACCCCGCATCCTGCAAATGTGGTTGCCCTGGCTGCCCAGCAAACGATGAAGAAGAACCCCGAGATCAAGGGAAATCCGAGCGCTCTATTATCGTTCTTGATCTCGGCTGATCATCTCAATCCTGTGGAACACGCGGTCATTTGCTTCCGCATTACCGACGTATCTCGGGCTTGCTTTGATCAGCATGTGCGGCATCGTATTGCATCTTACACGTCCAGCAGTCAGCATTATCAGGATTATACGTCCTATGACTGCTTTGTACATCCTTATATAGTTAATGATGAGTGCGTACAAAAGGCGCATACTGAAGCCCTAAAGGCGTACAATCTTCTTATGCAAGATGGCGAAGCAAAAGAAGAAGCTCGTATGCTGCTTCCCATGAGCGTCGGCGTCAATGCGGTTGTGACCATGAACGCACGCTCACTCATTAACTTCTTGCAGCTCCGGCTTTGTCGCCGCAACGTTCAGGAAATGCAGATGTTGGCCGCGGTTATGCACTCTATGTGCTGCGACTGGTTTCCAGAACTGTTCTCAATGATCGGGCCATACTGCTTTATGCACAATGGTCGCTGCAACCAAGGAAAGATGTCATGCGGATCTCCCGTCACCAGTATTTCATGCAAGTTGCCACTGCAGTTGCGCAGCGGTCTACGTGTATTGACAAGCAAGTCGGATGCGTACTAGTAGACGAGAGCACTGGTAATATCTTGTCTACGGGTTATAATGGCAATCCAACCGGCGTGTTCAACTGCTGCGATGAGAATTGTTGTGTTAAAAATGACGGCTTGCCCTGCTATGCTGTGCACGCCGAAATAAACGCCCTCATTCAGCGGTCAAGCAATGTACCTTTTGTGGCATATTGCACACTCGAACCATGTATCCAATGTACTGCGGCACTTATAAATGCTGGATGTACTAAAGTGCTGTTCGTGAATGAGACCAATCATAACAAAACTGGTCTTGGTTTGTGGTCGCGTGTACGGCCTGAAGATACATGGATACATATGGGGCTCTGCTATGGAAACTGAAAAGTCTCTCACCGCGGCAAATATGTTCGCGATGATTAAAGAGTATCATGAGATCCTTGGTTATCCGATTGCCAAGGAAGATCAGAACTCTACTGTACGGTCTGCCACTGATCGGCGTGACATGAACAATCAACTGATTGCGGCGCTTCATAATGAAGTGACCGAACTGCAAGAATCTACCCCTTGGAAGCCTTGGCGTCCGTTGGGCTATAAGTCCTACAATATGGACAATATGGCGGAAGAGGTGGTTGATATACTTTTCTTCTTGGGCGCATTCATGGAAAACAACTCGCTGTCGTGGGAGCAAGTTGAGGATGTGTTCAAGAGAAAGATGCACATCAATTATGAGCGCATCAAACTTGGCTATAGCAAAACTCGCTAATGTCAGACTGCACGCAAACATTCTGACAAACCTCAATCTGACAAACTGGAGATTATTATGGCTATCACTCCCGAAGTTCGCCTTACGTACGTGTCCGTTGATGAACCCAAAGCCAATCAGAGTGGCGTTCTGAAGTACTCTGTTGGTATCCTGGTTCCCAAGACCAACAAGGACGCCATCGACTGGTTCAAGCGCCAGATTGACGCGGCCATTGAAAAGGGTATCCAGAAGGGCAAATTCAACAAGGCCGGGTCCCAGAATCCCACGTTCAAGTATCCTCTTCGTGATGGCGACGCCTATTACGAAATAGCTACGGACGACAAGAAGGATTCGCGAGCCTCTTATCGTGGCCACATGTTCGTGTCGGCGTCTTCCAATGACAAGCCGGGAATCGTTGACAGGTATGCCAAGCCCATCTTCGAAGAAGGCGCAATCTACAGCGGCGTATGGGCTATGGTTGATTGCAACTTCTTCCCGTTCAACAACAGCGGATCCATCGGCGTCGGATGCGGATTGAACAATATCATGAAGCGCCGCGACGATGACCGACTCGATGGACGCTCTGGCGACGCTACATCGGTATTTGCTGGTGTGGCTGATACTGAGCCGGCCGGCGATGATGATCTGCAATAACTAATACAAAGGCCGGTAGCACCCACGAGTTACCGGCCTTTCTTTTATCCACCTTTCTACAAAATTTGTAGGAGAGATTATGGCAATTGTTGAAAAGGGTGATGGATGTTCCGCAGGGATATCCAAGTTTTGGAGAAAAGTTATTGGCACACCACCTGCGTGGGAAGGGTGTTGTGACAAGCATGATGAAGCGTACAACTGGGGTGGCACTGAAGCTGACCGCAAAGAAGCGGATAAAGCTCTCAGGGACTGCATGAAGCGCATGGGGCACGGCATTCGTGCACAACTCTATTACATAGCTGTACGTACCTTTGGCCGCAGTCATTTTAATTATCACTAACGCATAATAGGAATAACCTCCATGCACATATATCTTGACTTTGAAACAGGTTCAGATGTGGATCTTATGGTAGAAGGTCGTGCGCGATATATGCACCACCCTTCCACCTATGTCCAGATCTGTTCCTTTCAAATTGATGACGAGCCAATGATAACTGAAACAGTGCATACTGGCTTTCAATCATTTGCTAAAGCGATAAGTGAATATGTCATAACTAAGCAAGCAAAGATTGTAGCTTTTAATGCCCAGTTTGAAATGGATGTCATTCATTATATACTTGGCTTGGAGGTTACTCCCCATGATTTTATTGACGTTCCGGCAGTCTGTGGACGCTATGGATTACCGCAATCTCTTGAAAAAGCCACAGCAGTCATGTGTCCACAGCAAGTTAAAGATTCTGCGGGTTCTTCTCTCATTAAACACTTTTGTACCGTACCTAAACATCTCGCAAGCACCATTCTTACAGGCCCTCAGTGGGACCGTTACGTCATGTATAACATGCAGGACGTTACTTCTACTAAGGCACTATTGGCTGCACTGCCCTCTTCTTCTCTTTCTAAACGAGAACAAGCCATATGGGAACTTAACTGTGATATTAACGCGACAGGGCTTCCCATGGCGGTTGATGAAGCAGCCAAGATCCTTGAAGTAACTACTGTGTATATGGAAGAGCAGAACAATATTCTGCCAGACATTACCAATGGCAAAGTTACAAAGATAACTCAGGTTAAACGCATAAAAGAATTTATCAATGAGGTTATGGGATATGAATTCCTGGAAAGCCTTACAGCTGACAAGTTAGAAAAGGTAATGAATGATGAACACTTTCTTGAATTGCCTGATTCTGTTGTTAGCCTTATTGAACTGCGCGCTTCCCTTGGCTTGTCTTCGATCGGAAAGTATAAGCGCATTATGTCTATGGAACATAATGGCCGCATGCACGATAACAGTCGATACTACGGTGCCCACACCGGTCGCATTACTGGTATGGGTTTTCAGTTGCTTAATCTCCCTCGTGCTAGTGTTAAGGACGTTGAGTCCGAGATTGCAGCGTATTTTGATTTTTCCATATGCGAGCGTAATCCTGTTAAGTCTGCTCGTGCTCTCATTCGGTCAATGATTAAAGCACCAGATGGTAAATATATTCTGGCCGCAGACTACTCTGCTATTGAATATATTTTACTTATCTGGCTTGCTGAAGATTATGTGGCAGTACAGCGTTTCGCTCAGAAATTCGATCAGTATATCGATATGGCCGCAGAAATCTATAATACGACTTATGAACAAGTAGTCAAAGACCAAAGGCAAACAGGTAAAGTTGGCATTCTTGGTTGTGGGTATGGCATGGGCGCACAAAAACTTATTGCTTATGCAGAACGTATTGGCGTAATTCTTTCTATGTCTGAAGCTCAGACTATTGTTCAAGCTTATAGAACCAAGTATCACCTCGTTGTAAAAATGTGGTATGCTCTCATGAAATGCGCAATGAATGCTCTTAGAAATGAGGGATATACCTTTACAACAAATCGTGTTCAGTTTAAGGTAGTCATTGATCGCAATGGTCATCGTTGGCTGCAGATGCTTCTTCCCTCTGGCCGCGCTATGTATTATTATGACCCTAAGATCGCCCCAGGCCTCTACGGCGACACTCTGTCATATATGGGTATGAATCAGACCACTAAGACTTACATGCGGCAGTATAGTACTCCTGGTAAATTGACAGAAAACGTCATTCAAGCATTGGGCCGGGATATATTGTATGATGGCAAATTTAAGTGTCGTGAAAACGGCTTAAATATTATAGGATCTATTTATGACGAGGTAATATGCGAAGAATCTTTCGAACACGACCCCGAAGAAAGGTTGGCTCTTCTCGAGACGAGCATGTGTCACGTGGAACCATGGGCGGAGGGCTTACCCTTGAGAGCCGAAGGTTGGTATGGGCCGCGATACAAGAAGGCATAGACAAAATTGATGGAACTTATATTGACTACCTGCGATGGATAGTAAATAATACTACCATGCAATTTATACCTGGTAGCGCGGTAGTCGACATGGGATTGGCTAATGAAAGATTAGAACAGCTTCGCGAGGAGGCTATCTGTGAACTTGTCCGACGAATTGAAGAACATATCCCAAGACCCTAAGGTGATTTACCCCAATATTGATGCTATCATGTCCAACTGGACGTACATCAATATTTTTCTCCAAACCAAAAGCATAGACAAAGATGGCACGCTCTTGTTTCTTAAGTATGAACTTGAGAACAAAAGGCGTACGTCCATCATTCATCGGTTGTTTACACGCTATATCTCTTTCAGGAAGGCAGAAGAATGGAATCACCTTTTGCGGTCATTCGGACTCGAGAGATACGCATAGAAGGCTATCTCAAACAAGAGGTAGAGCGCCATGGCGGTCAATGTTGGAAGTTTGTATCTCCCGGGAGAAATGGCGTACCTGATAGAATAGTGTTTCTTCCAAATCATGGATGTATCTTTGTAGAGCTTAAAGCGCCAGGCAAGAAACTGCGTAAACTTCAAGAATACGTTCATGATTTGATTAAGAGCTTTAATTGTAAGATTGAAACTTTATCTACCAAGGAGCAAGTAGATGACTTCATCCAACGACATGTATAACACTCTCAGGACACTGCGCAATACTCGTGGCACCAACGCTAAAGTAGATTTTCTCCGCAAACATCCTGAGCTGCGAAAGGTTTTGCGTACTACCTATTCGCCCTTCATCCATTTTAATATCAACAAAGTCAATTGGTCGAACTTCTCTGGCCTGGGCCTTCATGAATTTTCTGCCGATACCAACAAAGTCTTGAATGGCCTTACGCGCTCTGGAGGTCGTGAAGCAAAGAAAGCATTTTATGACCATATGAATACGCTCACCCATGAATCGGCTCTTCTTTTGGCTGGCATGGTGGAAAAAGATCTTCGTCTTGGAATGGGCACCACTCTCATTAATCGTGCCTTGCCTGGTACTGTTCCTGAATTTCCTATCGCCCTCGCATACCTTTATGACCCGAAAAAGGCTAGCTGGCCTTGTTATGTCAGTCCTAAGCTTGATGGACTGCGTGCCATGTATATGCCGGGTGAAACACCTACTATCAGGTCGCGCAAAGGCTTTGAATTGAAAGGTCTTGACCGTGTACTGAGTGAGCTGAAAAAGTACTCTTTCAGACTTGATGGTGAGCTGCTCGTACCTGGTAAGTCTTTCCAGGATTCGAGTGGTGACATTCGGTCATTTGCTCAGTCTGATGAGGTAGTGTTTAATATTTTCGATACACCTGACCTTCATGATGAGAATCTACACAGTCGCCTGGGTATTCTTCTTGACTGTGTGAAGGAAACGAGCAATATTAAGCTCGTGCCGCATTACCTGGTAAATACCGAGAATGGCGCATTCAATCTTTATAACCAATTCAGATCTGATGGGTATGAAGGAGCAATGGTAAAATGGCCGGACGCTACCTATATTGGTAAGCGCTCTCATGCATGGATGAAAATCAAAAACGAGGACACCTATGACTGTAAAGTTATCGACGTGTTTGAAGGTACTGGAAAATACGCTGGCATGGCTGGCGGTATTGTCATTGACTTTCATGGCGTCCATGTTAGGGTTGGCAGCGGTCTGTCTGATGTACAGCGCGCGATTTTCTTCCAGGACAGCACTGAAATTATTGGACAAACTGTTGAAGTAGCCTGCCAAGAAATCACACCGGCTGGTAGCATGCGTCATCCTCGTCTTAAGGCTATTCGGAGGGATAAATAATGAGATCGAATAAGAAGATTCAAGAAGAGCGGTACGGTGAATATCTTGAACGCGTGACTAAGGCGCGTAAGATATGCAATTCTTTCAATAAGAATACTGTAGCTTATGCTCTTGCGCAACGCCTGCGTGCTCTCATTTGCAAATATACTCTGGCAGAGAAGAACCTGATATGTGACAAGTGGTTGGACGAACCCCAGTCATTTATTGATTGGTGGAAGACTCAGGCCAATATCATGCGGTATCCGGTTCTGTCATTGCGTCTGCGGCGGAAAGATATTCGGTTTCCTTTCAGTCCTGAGAATTGTTTCCTCTTTTTACCTGACACTGCCTTGGGAATCGAGAAAAATGAAGTCTAGCGCATAAACAGGGGGCACAGAACTTGAGTTCTATGAGTTTAAAATGAGCAAGGTTTAGGGAAATCCATCTAGCGAATTTTAACTCATAGAACTCAATTGTTTAATAATACCAAGGAGTTAAGCACTATGAAAAAATATAAATCGTCGGATAAGGCACGAATAAAGAGAACAACATATTACGATGAAAAACAACGGTTTAATCCAGAATTTTTAGCTAAACGTGCTGTAAGAGTACTCACACATAAACTTATACGACATGGTAAAATTATACGGAAGTCTGCATGTGAAATATGTGGAGATCAACCAGCAGAATGTCATCATTTACATTATGATAGACCAAATAGCGCTACTAGTATCGTTTGGGTTTGTAGAGCATGTCATGTAGCTTTCCATCGACTGAAGGATGACTAATATGGAACTTCGTGACTATCAGAAAAAGGCTGTAGAATGGGGCAATAGCCATGATGTAGGATATTTTGCTGTCGATATGAGCATGGGAAAGACCGCAATTCTACTTCATATGATTGATCGTCCCACAATCATATTTGCACCTCTTACTGTAGCCGCTATTACGTGGCCTGAAGAAATAGCTAAATGGCGACCTGATCTTAAGTATCAAGTACTTCATGGAAAGACAAGATACTTGCAACCAGGTCTTGATGTGTATATCATAAATTATGATGGTATCAACTGGTTGAGCAAGGCTTGGACCATTGAAATGACCAATTATATGCGTAATGGCATGATTATCTGGGATGAAATGACAAAGCTCAAGGATTCTAGTTCTAAGCGCTTCAAACTCATGAAAGAGTTTAAACGACTTTTTAAACGCGCATATGCCCTATCAGGAACTCCCGCACCAAATGGCGTGCGAGATTTGTGGTCGCAGTATTTTCTTTTGGATGATGGAGAGCGCCTTGGAAAAAAGAAAACTCAATTCATGATGACCTATCATATTAAAATTGATAGATTCATATGGATTGAGAACGACGGTGCAATGGATATTGTGATTGATAAAATTAAAGATATAACTTTCAGGTTGGATGCAAATGACTATCTTAAACTTGAACCATACATCTTTTCATCTATTCCCGCATATCTCCCTCCAGCGTCCATGCAACGATATAAAGAGTTTCAGACAGAATTTATTACGACTCTTGCAAATGAAAGTACTCTTACGGCAGCTACTGCTGGAATACTCTCATTACGGTTACGCCAGCTCTTACAAGGTTCTATCTATGACGAGCAGCGTAACATTATATTCGATAATACCGCAAAAGTGGATACCCTCTTTGACCGAATTGAGGAAGCAGCTGGCGATCCCATGCTCGTCCCCATTCAGTTTAGAAGTGAACTTATCGAAATTAGAAAGAGACTTCCAGAGGCGCCAGCTATTATTGGGGGCACTCCTACCGAATTGTCTAAGCAGTACGTTCATGAATGGAACAAAGGAAATCTCCCTGTACTTTTCTGTCACCCCAATTCATTATCCCACGGCCTTAATCTACAGTATGGCGGTCACCGCATATGCTGGCTTGGACTTACTTGGTCCCTCGAAACCTATCAACAATTAAATGGTCGACTGCGCCGGCCTGGACAAACCAAACCGGTGCTAGTCGACCATATAATAATTCCTAAGACCGTTGATGATCGCGTGCTGAGTACCTTAACTCGGAAGGACGCGACGCAACAACAACTGTTAAATGCTCTGAAAGAGTTTGCAAACGAGTCTGGATATCTATAATATCATCCTTGGTTGGAAGCTGCTCGAGAATCGCCTTAGTTCGAGCAGCTTCTATTTCCATTGCGTGCATATCATTTCTTAAGGATTCACGTTCAGCAGCTTCAAATGACGTATAAGAATCAAACTCGTCTTTAGTTATGAGGTCACTTTTTATGATAATGACCTCGCGTTTCATGGCCCAGACAACTAGCGCCCAGACAATGTTACAAATGACTAACCATGTATCTATTGAGATATCATGGATATTCATTTTACGCACCATTCAGGAAGACGCTTGCCTCGTAAAATCTCCGCCGAACCAGCCCACCAAGTTCGACCTTTTGGCCTTTCACTGTGGCCTTAGTCCAACGAATCATTTCACGAGCGGCATCATACCATTCTTTTGCATTCACCTTCTTTTTGAAAGTGGAAGAGGCAAAAGCTCCAGAGCCAAGATTGTGCATCCATACCGCAATAGCCTGAGCGCGATGAGCAGGCTCTTTGCGGAGCACTGAGCACTGGATGAGTGCTTCATTATAACATCTGTCCAGCTCTTCAATGAGCAGAGCTTCGGCTTCTTCTCTGGTCACAGGAGCATGCGATTTATCACAGAGAGTGCCAAAGCCGATAGTCCAATATCCGGCGGGACAGATATATGGCTTTTCACTGAAGCCTTCAAACTCTTCCACCTTATCGAGCAGCTGTCTGGGCCATTCCATCACTTACCCCTTAATCATGTGAATGAAGTTGTACAGTTCCTGGCGTTCTTCAGGATTTTCACGAGTTTCCTCGTCGCCATCGGGCTCCGCATGCTTACGCATCATGTTAAAAGCTGCGCCAAGACCGGATTCCATACCCGGTGCATACTTGAACATTACAAACCTCCTGCATGTTACAGGATTATGGGGTAGCCCAGACATTGTTAGTATAATACCACAATGTCTGGGATTTGTACATTATTTTTTCTCAGACATTTCTTGTAGAGAATATTTAATTATGACGTGATTCGCACATATTCGGCTTCGACGATCGGTTGCCAGTCACGAATCGCCGTAATCATAAGCTCATCGTGCACATTCCTATATGCCTGTTTCTGCATCTCAGCCATATACAAAATGTTCTCGTCTTCTGGTGACGCTTGTTTGAGTACATAGAGTGTGGCTAATGGACGAATCTGCTGTTTGTCAAGGTTGTCCATCCTTGCCATAAATTCTTGCTTACGCGCTTCAATCGTCTCCAATTCAATGGTCGAAGGATCTTCCAAATCAATGGGATCTCCTATACGAAGCCAAGGGCTAGAAGTAATATCAATACGCTCATTGGGCGCTTCAGGAAAATCGTCTGCGCACATGATAATATTGTTAATGATACCGCCTTTATCTAAAATAGCCATGACCTTCATAAATTACTCCGTCCACAGGCTATAAATATTAACTAAGCCCGGCGATCCTTGAGTAAGGTCTGTTGGCGCTGCAGGATCGCCGCCATTCGCCCAACCAGGCATAGCTTCACTGGCAACATTTTGCCCTTGACCACCGCCTCCGCAACCTGCTTTATATGAACCATCAAAACTAAAGCAACCACCGCCACCTGCACCAGAACCTCTCAAGTAAATACCTGTTTGTTTACCGGTACCACCTGCACCTCCGGCGCAATTTATGCCACCACCCTGATTTCCATTACCAGAGTATGTACCACCTTGACCGCCACCAGTACCATTTGCACCTTGGTATCCTGCCGCTCCACCGGCACCACCAGCCGCTGGTACATTGCTGACTTGACCGCCACCGGCACCACCACCGCCGCCAGGACCATATAAATCCATTCCTACATTTACATACGCCCTAGTTGTACCACCTGCACCACCAGTTGTTCCAGTAGTACCAGAAACTGAATCTGGCGGCGCACTTCCTCTACCACCTGCTCCTCCTGCTCCTACTGTACATTGAATAACAGTTCCGGCGTCAAACCACGAATCTGCTTGTCCCCATCCTCCTGTACCACCACCACCGCCACCTAAAGCAAAAGCGCCAGATGATGGTACTCGACCATAACCACCGCCACCACCGCCGCCACCTAGGGCTATAACTCTGTAAGTACCAGAATACGGAATGGTGTAGTTAGTAGTATATCGATGTGTAACGTTTACAGCAGGTGGAGAAGTACGAATAATAAGCGCAGATGCCTTCCACTGATTGTATTCAGCAGGAGTACTAGTTCCACCATCAAGGGTTGCTACAACTTGGATGATGTACGGTGTATCCGCATTCGGCAAAGTATTGCCAGGAATATTAAAACTCCTAACCGCATTTCCCAAAAGGCCGGAACTGTACATGTGGTTCCAAGAATTGTCATACACATTGACAATATACTGAACACTACCATTTGCATTGGCAGTATTAGGATTATTCCATGTGACAGCTATCGGGTTTTTACGCGATATTAAAGACTGATTGGCCGTTGGCGCCGTAATAGGTGGCTGAGATGTCAATTCATCAACAAACGTTTTGAAATTGAAAGTATTCGACCAGGTACTCCAACCAGTGGCGGTACCATTATTTCGTACGCGCCAATAATAGGTTGTATTCAGAGCCAAGTCTACTACATTCCAAGATGTAACAGTATTGATAGCGCCTGAATCCTTAACAATAGTTAAGAATGACGCATCAGTTGCGATTTGAACTTGGACCTTATCAATAGTCTGACCAACAGGAGTACCATTGTTCCACTGAAGAGCTACTCCAGTCTTCGGAATATTTCCTGTACCAGTGGCTGGAGTAGTAGGAACCGGAACAGTCAGAGACGCACTCAAAAGTTTGAGTTCAAAGATATCCGACCATGGACTAACTACGTCTATTTTATACCCTTCCGGTCCTACTTGTCGCGCTGTTTGCCTTACTCGCAAATACGTTACCTTCGCAGGAACGCCCGCAGAAATGAACCCACCTTCAATTGCCAATCTATATGCTGACGAAACAGTATGCGCAGCACCAGCAGCCAAATATGAATGGGTGAATGACAAGTTATCAGCAATCTGATATTCTACCCTGTCTGCTATTTCACCGGTAGGCACTGCAGTATTAGCCGCGATTGTAATTACAGTTTTATTAGCCTCAGCCATTGATTGAGTAGTAGTGTCACCAGAAGTAGCCGCTACGCCGTCTATTGTGACGGCAAGAGTGGCTTTAGGCAAAGTAACCTGGGTAGTGAAATTGACCACCTGGGATTCAATACCATCAATAGCTGAAGTACTATTAGAATACTTGACTTTGGCGTACAAGGACATGTTATAGGGCAGATTAGCCGCGTACTTGTTCAAATGGCCGTCAAGAATGACATGGCGCACGAGGTCAGCAAAAGCCGCGTCTTTAGCCACCTTAACAGTAGTTTTATTGGGTACTGCCACGTTACCAATAATGGACGCTGCACTCCAGGTCATTTCAGCTTGAGGATTAAAGTCGGTCTGACCTTGGCGCGGATTACCAATAGTAGGAGCGTTGAAAATCACACTCATAATGGTAGTGATGGTTACCTGGTTCGTAGCACCCAGGGAATCCGTCGCAATGACCTTGAAGGTCAGAACATATGTTTTATTGGTGATAGACGGCGGATATTTCGTATCGTCCTTAGGCAGAGTAAACTGCACATTCTGATTATCAGTAATACCGGTATTAGGTGTGGCAACAATGCCGGTATCGCCGAAATCAAATTTGTATGTGACAGGATCGCCATCAGGGTCTACGGCACCACTCATTTTAATGGTATAAGTAGTACCCTTTGCGACGTTGGCCGGAATCGTATGCGTGAAGTCTGCCATGTTCGGCGGCTCATTCAATCGAATTTCCACCGGCTTGGAAGAATACCGAGATAAGTTACCATAACTATCTTCGGCGTACACAATGAGTGTATTGACCGTACCGAGGTTACCTGGGAAGGTAACATCGGTATCGAGAGTTACTTCGACAGCTTGAGAAGCCGTAGGTACATCCACCTTAGTCGGAGTAGGACCAAGTTCATCAATATGATAATAGAATGCCACAATCTTTGCATCAGGCAGAAGGGCTTTAGCATGCAAAGAATACGTATGAGTACTTTGTTCACGTACAGAGTCCGGACCAGTAATGGTCGGCTGCGTGATAACAATGTTCACAAACTGCTGGGCAACTTGTTTTACACCAAGAGGCGTTGCAGCAATAGTGTCATCAGTAGCATCCAGGTGTTCCTGAGTAGTAGCCAAACGAGTGATACCTTGCACAAAATGATTGGCAATAGGCAATTCACCAATGGCTGTCTGTTGAGCTCTGTCAGCTTCTGCCTTGGCACGGTCAGCTTCGTTCTTTGCTCTATCAGCTTCTTGTCGTGCACCTTGTGCTTCCTGACGTACATCTTGTACAGCATTGGCTGCTACACCAATAATACGCGATTCCTGGAAGTTACCGGTGTCAGTAATAGACGTAATGGCATTAGACCCGGCCGTATTAACCAATGTAATATTGGTAGAACCAGTGTTAGTAATATCTGCCACCCATTTAGAACCGTCACCATTAATGGTGTTTACATACTGGGTACCAAGAGTCGCGATCTCCTCATGACGGGTATCGCCGATCGCATTAATACGATCAACTTCAGTCTGACCTTGGCCAGACACACGACTGACTTGGTTATTACCTTCAGCAGTAATTTCATTCTTTTTGGTTGCAGCCACATTACCAATTTCGGTAATCTGAGTCTGCCCTGCATTGTTAATAGCCGTAATCTGACCAGTAGCGGCAGCCTTAATCCTGGCTTCGGTATCACGCGCATCCTGAGCACACTGACATGCTTGAGTCTTGCAGGTCTCTGCTTGTTTAGCCGCAGCAACCGCGCGCAAGGATGCTTCAAGAGCAATCTGATTCTGCTCCAGAATATCCTGCCAGTATTCCTGGGGGTTTTTCTCAGACGTGACCGGTACAGTCATCGCACGCGAGCAGATTTCATCCAATTGCTGACAAATCATTGTCAGTTTGGCCAAGGCGTCTTCATGCGACTCGGCGGGGAAGTTGTCATACTGCGTGTACTGATGCAACTGAGTGATGGGCACATTTCGCACGATAGCAATGGTAGCACCTACTGCCCATCCAGTAGTACGCGTAAGAACACCACCTGCAGGATTTCCTGCGCCGGTAATAGTATAGTTTTCTTTACCCAGGATTACAGCATCAGTATCCGATTTACCCGGTTCAGCATACCATACCTGAATATGGTTGTTATCGAGGAATGGGAATGAAATTGGGAAGTTGGTTTGAGAACCGTCCCAAACATAACGATTCTTAAACACGTTATTGCTTACCAGCATTCTTCATCTCCTTATAGGCCTTATTAACCTCGTCAATGACAAGAAGACCTTGTTCTGCGACATCGATCATTTCACTATAAATTTGATCGACTAGTTGTCGCTTTTCATCTGCATCCATGTCTTCATTAAACTGAATCATTCTGACAGCTTTGCTCATGTTATTCAGAGAAGACCGTATGCCAGTAAACTGGCCCATAGGTCCGCTATTCATGAGTTCTTCAGCCATGGCTGCTGCAACGCCAGTACCTTCTTTCATGAGCATGTTTACTGACTTCAGACGATTCTCAAGCTGATCTGCCTTTGTCTGAAAGTCTTCAATTGCTTTAGCACTCACGCTAGGATATCTGAAAACAAACGATTTAACTACAGGTAAGTCAGCAAGAGTCGGTGCTGCACGTTCTACTTTATCTATAATTCCCGCTTCTTGCGCCGCAGCATCCAAGGCAGAAAGGACATATTGTCCTACCTGACCCGTCCATCCTCTCACAAGATGTTCCATAATGAGTGGAGAAGATGCGCGTCTACCAATTGCTGTTTCTGCTACAGGGTCAAGGTAGTTAAGGACACGCGACAGACTCTTAGCAATTTCAGTCGTATTAGCCTTATACTGCGTTTGCGGGAACATATCTTCCATGAATGATGGAATAATGGGGTTTCCGGTAAAGAAACTATAGTTAGCCGCAGATTCATATACAGGTGCAATAGCTGAAGGCATAACACTAGGTATAATCTGATCACTAACGGCATCAAAAAATCCGTCATCCCACATTTTCTGCAGGAGACTTCTATCTTTGTTTTCATATACCCAATCAACAAACATTTCAACTGGAGCTGCCGCGATTACTGCTAGTTCCTGCGGTTTAGGGATACGTAATACCGCCCAGGGAGTAGGAACGATCCAACAAGTAGCGCGTTGCCAGTCAGGTACGTTTCTGAGTGCTTTAGCGGTATCAGAGTCGGGGCTATTGTACATAATGTCATTATTAACTAATGACAGAAGCAAAGATGGCAGAACTATTCCTGCCCCCACACCTGACATAAACCTGATAGGGTCACCCTTAGCCATACGATAGGTTTTATCGAGACCTTGAACCTGGGCATTAAAGAATGCCGTAATGGCATTGAATCCTTTAGTAGCCGCTCCAATTCTCATAGAGTCCTGAGTAATATCTCTAGACTTAACTGCGGCTTCGAAAGGCGATATACCACGATTCACATCTTCAATAAACCCACCAATACGTGTGGCTTCATCAGTCATCTCAGTAGCGCTCTGCAGCGCTCTCTTAACGATACCCGGAGCCTTACGAAGGTTCAACGGGTTAATCATGCTGATGATTTCTTTATAGTTCTTGACAGGGTCCTTGAGCAAATTACGTGCAGGAACTTTAGCCATCTCAGTAATCATTTCCTGAGTGAACTTTCTGTCAAGGGCTACAAGGGACGCATTGCCACCGCCGTTCTTTGCCCAGTCCCAATAATATTGTTCCATCTTGGGAAAGAGTCGTCCACCAGTTCGCTTACTGATAACCGAAGTAAAGCCCTTCAGTGCGCTCAATCCATAAATATAACCAGGATTACTAATGGCCGCAGTAAACTGGTCACGGAACAAGTTACGTACCACAAATTCAGGCGTAGTAATAGAACCTGCACGAGTCCAAGATGCGACCTCAGTCAGTCCTTTCATTATGCCGTTATAAATGAGCGCCGAATCCATGTCCAGTTGTCTGGCTGTCTTAGCAATTTCTTCAGGCACAGCATATACGCGCTTACGACCATTTTCTCTGACAGTAATCTGCGTTTTACGCGATACATCATGAGACAACGGACTTTCACGTTGACTGACTTCTACTGCTTGACCGAAGTCCTTGGCAATCTGCTTCTTGACCGCATTAGACTCAGCCATTCGAATGACACTAAAAGTATTCCGAACTACACTCTCAAGTGGGTCAATAATGACCGCTTTGGGCGCAGCAAAGTCTTCTCCAAATGACGGTTCAAATTCAGTAACAACCTCGTTAAGGGGAACGTACTTCTTGTTCTTCGCTTTGATGTCACGCAGTTGGCGTTCACTGATAAGACCTGCATCTTTCATGTAATCGAGCAGGTTATTATTGTAGTCGTAGATCTTCTGTGCTGCAGCGTCGTACTTCGCAATGTTTTCTGGATTCTTGCCTACAGAATAGGCCACTTCCGGATTGATGCGAGTATCTACACCTTGTTCAGACAGTTCCATGGTACGCTTAGCAATCAAGTATTCAGACAACCCACGAGGGTCACCTGCTTCCTTGATTATCTTATCAAGAGATACACCAAAGTTCTCACGAGTGCCAAACTTAAATGGCGAATGCTCAATCCAGTGCATAGCCATTTTAGGCGATCCCATAAGAGCAGATGCCATGGCGCGAGACTCAGTCATTTTACCCGGAGATGCTCCAGTATTGAGAGGAGCAAATTTATCTACCAATGACTGGTATGTCGAATCCTTGATTTCCGACCATGTGCGAGTACCTTTCTCTTCACCCAGGGAAATATTCTGTCGCAATTCAGCTTGAGCGGCGTCTATGGGCATTTCACCCTTAGGCGCGGCCTTTGCAGCTGATACTTTTTTCTGGTCGAAAATAAACATGCGAGAGCCCATTTGAATGCCCTCGATGTTGCGTGTAAGTTCACGAACCTTTTTACCCTTGGTTGCTCCGGCCAATGTTTCAATGGCCTCAGGAGATAGCTTATCAGATGACAGCCATTCAATAAATTCAGGTGTAGGGTTCTCGAACATCTTACGAGATGTGGGAATCAACCGTTCCTGGGACACGCTCTTATACTTTTCAATGAAGTTAGGATATTCCTGGAAGAACTCAGGATCCATTTTCTCCATAGAAGCTTTGCCTTCGGGCGTCTTCAGGAATTCTTTGAACAGCCTTGCGCCGCGCGCATCGGTATAATGGAACATTGGAACGCTGCGATGGACTTGATATTCTTGTACAGACGCCCCTTCAGTCTTCTTCGCTGCGGCTTCTGCCACGTTTTTGCTAGTAGAATACCATACTCCCGCAGGCGCAGATTCCGGATTAAGATTGACTCCCTCAGTGAAGACTCGACGATACGAGGATCTATAGGCACGGGGCACCTCAAGATTAATAGATGCAACGTCTTCTCTGATAGTAGGTTCAATGATAGAATTGATGCGTACTGCTTCAGGCGTTTTACCGGTAACTTCAAATACGCCCATGAGGCGATTCGAATAGAAGCCTGCAGCCTTCATTCCGCCTAAACCCATACTGGCGATCATGAAATCTTCAGCAGTAGGCATTTTGCCTTCCATCAGTGAACCTGCAGTAGTCATGGTGGTGATTTCAGAAAATAACTGTGCCGTAGTTTTCATAGCCGGAGTAGCTTCAGAAAAGAACTTACCAGTATATTTACCTGCTCCACCAGTGGCTGCACCAATGACTGCGCCTTTACCTGCAGATGACAAAGTATTGAGAGTACGGTCAACAACTTCAGTCCAAGTTGTTGCCTTACCCTCACGATACATATCAGTCATATATGTACGCAGGCCTTCAGTAAGACCCATCGCAGCTGCGGGAGATGTTATGGGCGCGGCAGGGCCAGTCGTAGCACCAGCAGCACCACCCACAACAAGAGCAGGTATATCCCCAATAGCTTGACCAGCCATCGCAAATACTTTTTGTGCAACACTTCCAGTCTCTGGTACGACCAAGTTTGGCAATTCACCACGAACTGCTAACCCAGTGATAGAATTTTGATACCCAGCAAGTGCGGCTTCTTTCCAGTCAACTACAGGACGAGGATTACCTTGTGCAACTTCCATATCGGCTTTCTCTGCCAATATAGGGTCTACTGTGGCAATCTCTGCAAAATCCTGTGCTGCTTCAAGGTCTGCAGGATCATCCTTTAAGGAAAACCCATATTCAGTTTTAATGCCCTCATAGACCTCATCAGCAGTAAAGCCCGCCTGAATTGCTTCATCAGCTTCACGCTTAGCCTGTTCACGAATCTCTGACAGAGAAAAGCCTGCTGCCAGGGCTTCGTTAGTCTGCTGAGTATATGCCATAATTTACTTCCCTTGTGTACGCTTTTTCCATTCAGAGAAAGTCTCACCAGGCTGTCTGACCTTATCAGGTGAAATAACTGGAGCACCTTTCTCCGGAATAGTCGGCACCCAATTTGTCTTGGGTACAGACATTGCACCCCTAAAGTTTGGCTTGTCACTTGTGTTCGCATCAATCAGTTTGTTGATGAAGCTACCTGGGTCATTGAAGTCTACCAGTTTAGCCACTTGCTCAGGCGTCTTCCCTTGCGCCTCGCGATACAAAGCTTGATTGACTTTCAGATACTTATTTTCAGCATCAGGATTCGTAGTACCCATAATACCATTGCTAGGACTGATGAAGTTCTTGATATACTTCGATGCGTCCGTCAGCATAGGTTTAATGGAAGTATCCATCTTGCTTGCGAGGGTATCCCGAGCATTAAGAAGCGTCTTGTATTCAGTACCAGTAATCTGACCTGCCGCTACTGCTTTTTGAGCATGAGTAACCCATTGGTCGTCTGCCTGATTCTCATAGACAGCTACCATAAGATCGCCATATACAGCCTTGTTGATTTTAGACATGTCATCTTTAGCCATGCCTTTAAAAAAGCTGTACATGTTTTTGCGAGTCTCACCAGACACAGCTTGGTTACCCATATAGGCATAAAACTTAGCATCATCCATTTCACCACTGATAGCGTCAGTAATGAAATCATTGAATGCTGCGTTATCTGCACGCTTCTGAGCTCGCTGTTCCCGCGTCCATGCTACCGATTCTAACGAATTGCGGTATGAAGCCTCTGCATGTATGCGATTTTCAGCCTGCTGAATGATAGTATCAATTTTAATGGTTTGACGGCCGACCACAGTCTCGAGGTCTTTTTTGTTTTGCCTAAACCATGCGATAGTTGCCGACGGATTATCTCGAGCCCACGATTGGACCGCCACAAGAATACCGTCATCGATTGCTTTTTCAGCTGCAATGCTATCATTAGGGTATGTCTTACGAACTTGTTCGAAGTAGCTTGTGAGGGCATCGACATCTCCTAATGGTGTTCTAATAAGGCCGTCTTTCAGGGTATCAACATACGCGGCACGAGACTGCTTATCAGCAATCGTCTGCTGTTGAATCTGATATGTACCTATCTCATTCAGGTAACTGGACGTATGTTTATGCCACAGTTTATCAAAGATATACCCAGGTACTTTCATCTTCTCGCGAAGTTCACCCGCAGTCTTATTAGACCACTCTTCTTCCGAGTTCAGAAGACCATCAGTTTGGGCACCAAGTTTCGTTTTGCGGATTTCCATTTCGCGGTCACGAAACAACTTGGTCATCTCGATATCAGCATCGCGTGCTTGACGTTCGACAATTTTGTCCATAAAAGTCTGAGCAAAATCGTCTGCCGCGCCCATTAATCTACCAAGACCAGTAATGAATGAGCGTTCAGCATCGGCAGGAGCCGCCATGGCACCCGCACTAGGTACTGCTCCTACAGGAACTTGGTCGGTCTGTGGGTTACCAAAATAGCGTGGAATTTCCTTAGCCATTAGTCCCACCATCCTGCTTTATTACCGACCAGATAACCACTGGTTGTACCTTGGAACAAAGACCCTGCAGCATTAACCCATCCGCCAGACTTAGAACTCTTTGCGGCTTTGCCATATGAATCTGCTTCAACTCGTTTGGCTTCAGCTTGTAAACGCCCTGTACGAAGAACATCCTCACGATCAAGTTTGGCATTCTCCGCGGATTCGTTAACCAGGTCCATGAATGACATGCTGTCGAGCTCATAACCGCTAGCAGATGCCGCAGCAATCTGCTTAGCCTGCAGTCTGGTGGCTTCTACACCCATATTAGCAGCTTCTTTCCGCGAATTCAGCTCGTAAAGTTCTGCTTGATACTGAGACTGCGCCTGTTGGGCTTTATACGCAGCAGATTGTGCTTCAGCTTGCTGCAAAGAACCGATAGTTCCAACAAGTGTGGAACCTACGACTGCAGCCATAGCGAGGGTAGACATTGCCATATTCTACTCCCAATGAGCTTTAGAACTCTTTGTAGTAAACCTTCTCACGAAGATTGTACCCTAAATGAGCGAGGCACTTTTCTGCCATAGAACTCGGAGGTACATGAAAATTTATTTGCTTAATACCCTTGGACAAAAGCATCATTTCAGTGTACTGCATAAACCTGACTGCTGTACGCCCTCTATATTCAGGCGACACATAAATGGCTACATTAGACGCCGACCGTTCACTGGTGATAAAATCTTTTGCGATCATAAAAACCGCATATCCTACTACCTTGTCATTGTCCTCAATATCAAACGTATGCAGTAACCCAGTGTTTGATCCCATGCAGAGATAATCAATATCCGGATTATACTTCTTGCCCTGTCCAACTACCTCTTGGCAGTGCGCATCAATCAGATGAATTGCTCTACCAATGTGATGTGCCAGATTTACTTCCCGGAAAATCGGCTTCATTAGTTAACCCGCCTCGGATTGATATGATACACAATAGCCCTAACCATAAGAGGATACGGAGTCTTGTGTTCAATTACGAGCTGTTGCGTTTCATTATTAGAAGACGCCACAGACTCAGTAAAGTCTCCTGTAAACAACTGCTGTGCCTTATTCATAATTTTGGTCGGGCCAAAGAACTTCTCTTGCATGCTTTGGCCCTCAATGCCGAATCTCAATCCCAGAGAATTCAGCAAAGAGAATGTAGCACTAACAATCTTTCTCGATGCTCCTGTAGATACCTGGTCAGATGCCTGAATAACCATAGACTTAAACCGTGAAGTATATGGAACACCAATGACACAGTTAGTTACTGCTTGATTAAGCGTAATTGCGCCATTTTGTACATACACTTCAGGATGGACCCATCCATTAATAAGAGGAGCAACTTTAAGTCCTTCTAAATGATTGAGACCAGTAATGGTTGAAGTAGCAGTACCTTGATATACTGCCTGACCATCAGCAAAAGACTCAACACTCAAATTTGGTGACTCATTGACAATCTTGTCAATATACTCAATCGTAGATGTACGATTTCCTCTTTTAATAACAAGCCATAGTTGGTCACCATTAGGACCAGGGATACAACTGATACTCTTCAGTTCGACATTCTCATATCCAGATTGGGTCTGAGCTTCGAATGAATGGGCATGCCAAGCAAGTACTTTCTGTTGCTTTTCATATGTCATGCCAATCAACTGATTAGTATCAGTAATACACCACAAGTACGTGTCTGGTGCACTCATATATGCCACATCTTTGACTTTACCTTTAAGAATGTGGTCTGCAAAGATGGTTAAGTCAGTGGCTGCAAACTGGTTATCAAGAACCGAGTAATCAAGAGAGCGCACGCGGTCTCGGCTATTCTGAATGAACAACACAGACGAGCCCAATTGGACAGCTTGTGCAGCCATAGAGCCATAATTGGTTTGCTTTGTAATCTTGATATTACTCGGCGTAAGAGCTTCACCTAAGGATGATGGCGCAATACGGTATTCTGCACTACCAGTTCCACACAAAAGTATGTCAGTAGAGTGCAACCATTTAATACCATCTGCCATATCAGTGGCCATGGTATACGTCATCGGGTCAGTATCAAGAACCGGGTCAGAGGAAGCCCGATTACGATAGAATCGGGTAGTATCCCCAATCTCAGAAAACCACAATGTCAATGGTTGTGCAGGAGTGCTTCCCATGACCAAGCGCTGTTCATGATATGCAACAACTCTTGGCCAGTTGAAATTTTTCCACTGCGGCGGAACTGGGTCATTGTCTGGCGTATGAGCAATAGGAGTATCCAATTTCCAGTTATTATTTGCCTTACGAATGAGGCGCTGGGGTGAATAGTTGTAATAACACAACCACAATACGTCGCCGGACTGTGCCCAGGTTACCTGGTCATACCATGCATCATCAATAAAATAGGTTGGCAGTTCGTAAATAGATCCATTGTCATTTACGACAGTTCCTCCGTTATAGTGAACACGCATGTATCCACCATAACTAGTAGTACCAGTTCGTCCAAATTCAAGAATGAACGATTGATTGGTACTAAATTTAAATGGAATGAGTTTAACTTTCTCACTCTTACAATTGATGACGAATCGTGAACCCATCCTACGAGTCATTGGTCCATGCGGGAGTGCAATCAGGTTACGCATCTCAGCAGCACCAGCGAAATAAGCATCCACGTCGATGCGATTATGCATCCGTGGGCTAAGTTCGCCGGAAGCAAATGATACTTGAATCGGAATTGCGTCCTGCATGTTTAATACCTCGACAGAATCCAGTTACCTTCGATGACCTCAGGAGGAGTACTCTCAATAGCCGATGCATTATAAGCCAGATTAATCTTGCGCTCAAGAAGCTGTTCATACATCGACTTGAGATCAATATTGCTGGTCAACGAAATGCACATATCAGCGGCCAACTTGAGTGTCAAACACTCTCTGAACATCGCATCCATTTCGTTAGGATCTTCAACCTTGCGTATGTATCGAAGATTCACCCTGTCAGCGTTAGTCAAGACCTTACGACCTTCTACCTGCCATTCTTGCGTCCTATCATTGATGCTGACTACACGTACGCAGTCCACAGGAAGAGAATATGCATTGGCATAACCAAAAACGGGAGATTCGAGATCTCGTGCAAGAATCTCCCGCTTCATAGCAAAGGACCACGGATAAGAGCGAAGCAAGGCGTCCCGTACCGGTTCATAACGCTGCTTGCACAGGCGAGAAGCCTTAGTAGTGTCATCAAGAGCCATAACAGGTTCCTGACTCAACATGGTCAATGCATCGTTACAAATTTCGATAGAGGACGCCATGGTTTTGCTCCTTATTCGTAGGTGAAGTACAGCTCGCCATCGAGCTTGGTGCCCTTCGCAGCGGAGGCCGAGAACTTCAGAATAACCGGGACCTGAGTCTGAGAATCGATATCCACGCCGGTAAGCGCATCCGTCATGGGCACACCGCCCGCAGTGTTAGCCACGGCTGCGGCACGAATGATCTTTTCAGCAACGTCTTCCCCGCCCATGGACTTATGCGCGGGAATGACAATGGAGGCAGTGGTGGCGATAGACGCCAGCATACGGGAAATACCGAGAATACTGGTCGTGCCGGACGGCAAAAACCCGATGGTGATATCGGTGTCAGCCGCGTCGGTCACAGTTTCGAATTTCAGGCGACGTACCTTACCGGAGGTCAATTCCGCCGGATACCGGTACACGTCATTGGACTTCTGCTTTCCAGCAACGTTGGAGTACTGCATTACGCACCTTCCTTGCACTGCAATTGCAGGACCTTTTCGTCTTCCATACGCACCGCGCCGAGGTCCATTTCAGCGTAGACCTGCGTGGAGTAGTTCTTGTCACCACGTTCAGAGATCTTGGTGGTGATGTCTTCCGCCTTGGCAAGGAGCAGACCAGGCTTGGACCACACGATGCACTTACGCGCCGCGCCATCCTTTTCAAGCTGCTCAGTGCGGATGAAGGTGAATCCCATGAAGGAATTGATTTCACCGCGCACGAGGGCCTTGATGGTGTTGTAGTCAGCCGACTGGACCTTGGTGTTGTTCAGCATGTCTTCCAGCTGGAAGCTGGTGACGGCGGCGAACAGGGGTTCACTTTCATCGATTTCATTCCGCCACAGCATGCCGCGGGCCTGAATAAGCTTTTCGATGGTCAGACCGGTGTCGCCATGCGGGATGATGTTGCTGGTCGGGAACGTTTTCTGGACATCGCCATGTTCGCCCGTCCAGACAGGGGCAAAGGCGGCATTGATGATGATTTTGTCTTTCGCGCGGTTGAAGGCCATGACGGCGTTCTGCACATAGGGCGACGTGGGATCATACAGCATACGCAGACGGTCGGGCTTGTCGACGAGGTCCGCCCAGTTGTACGGGGCAGACGTAACCCACCGGCGCATATGCGGAGTGTCCATCTGAGGGGTGTCAGCGTGACGACCGCCACGAGGCTGGGCTTCAACAGTACCGATGGAATCGAAAGCTTCACGCGTGCCACGGATGGTTTCCACGCGCACAGCGGGTTCCAGACGCGACTGTTTCTGCTGGGAAACCAGCGACACAGTGCTGTTGTACTGCTGCACAAAGGCTTCAGTAATCTGAAAACTCATTGGTTTTCTCCATAAAGTTTGAGTGAGGGGTTATCCTTTCGGGCCCTCATTCAATGGGCGACTCACGACCCATTGGGATACCGACGTTCAAACAGAACGCGGATCCTGTCAACAACAGACTTATGCTCGGGGTGAGTCGAATCGAGGAAGGCCGGATGACGCTGCAGTTCCTGAATCTGAGAATCAAGATCTGCAGGGGTATCCGGTTGTCCACCGAGATCCAAACCGAGTTCTTCATGCATCTGTTCACCAATACGAACGAACATATTGACGAATGCAGGGTTGCGACCCAGACTCGTCTTGTTCACTTCGTCAACCAGCTTTTCGCCACCCAGGGTAAACAGAGCACGCTGTGCAATGGTAATCTTCGAGTCGTATGCCTGACCATATTCCTTACGAAGCATATTTTCGCACTGCTTCAGTTCGGTATCTTGGTCCATAGTTCTCGAAGACATAGTTTCACTCACGTTAGCCACAAAGGCCTGCATGAGTGCCGTCGCCTGTCGGTCATTAAGACCGAGATTGTGCGCCGTGGGCTTGAACCATTTAAGGTCCTCTTCCAGGACTGATACTATATCCTCAGGAAGCTGCATTTGCTTAAGAGCATCAGCATTGAGAGAATAATCATCAGGCGTAGCAGGGCGCCCAAGGCGGTTATAGACGTCTTGCCAGTCTTCATCGGTCTTCGGTACCGGAATTTTATCGCGTCCAATGAGCGATTCCGCATGAACATAGGCCTGAGCAAGATTGTTGACGTCCTTAAACTTCGCCAGACTCTTGCTTCCCTTCAGTTCCTCAGGGAGCTGGTCAAACCAACTCCCTGAGGCCGGAGGATTGCCAGCCTGAGTGCTAGGAGCATCAGCGGGGGCTGGCGGCGGGGAAG